GGATCGAGGCCCCACGATGAGCGACATCTTCGTCATCGCCTTCTTGGCAACACTCGGCGTCCTCGCCGCCCTCGCCGTAATCTCCGTCGCCGCTTTCCTGGTCGGCGTCGGCTGCGCTATCCTCGAAGACCTCATTCCTCCACCAAGCGATCCACGCCACGCGAAGCGATCCACCTTCAAGCACACCTGCCCCCAGGGCCATACCTGGACCGACGACGTAAAGAATCGACCAGCCTGCCCCTATTGCACCAGACCACCTCCCCCTATGACCGCCGCCGCGCAGTGGTTTGCCGCCTGCCAGCGAGCCCTTGCCTATCTCCACGTCCCCACACATGTCTCCGCTGCCGGTGCCATTTTCGTCATGGAAGCCTTCGACAACAAGCCCGCCGAATCCGTCATCGCCCTGATCCAAGCCCACCGCTACGACCAAGCACGCAACCTCCTGCGAGCCCAAATCTCACCTACCACGGAGAGCGACTCATGACCGACTACGAAGCCAGAACACTGGAACTCCGACAAGAAGAACAACATCACCGGAAGGAAGAATCGCGGCTGTACCTGGCAGAGAAAATCATCGCCCAAGGAAATTCCGTGAGTCCGGATCTCCGCGCCGCCGCCCAGCTGCTGATTCTCAAGTACTTCGAGAAGAAGCTGAACCCCTGAGCTTGCAGAGAACCCCGGAAAGGAGTAAAACCTCCCCATGAACCGACGCTCGCTGTACCGCCATCGAGCGGTGGGATGAGATCCGCGCAGTCTTGATCGAATTGCTGAACACGAAGGACGCCGCCGACGGCAAACATCCTCTCCTTTCAAACCAGGGCCAGGCCCTCGACGGGTACTCGGAACTCGCCAACTACCGCGCAAGCCTGAACAAGCTCCGCGCCCTCATCTCACGCGACCCACGCCCATGAACCGACGCTCGCTGTTCCGACTCCTTGCCGCTACTCCCCTCGCCGCGCTGCTCCCCTCCGTAACCTCGCCGCCCAAAGCCCGCGTGCAGTCTACGTCCACCGCAGCGGTCAAGATTTGGGGCGCTGCCATCGCAGGGGAGCCGATTCTCCTCCGTGCGAGGTGTTCATCGAGGGTAAGCGGTACTACATCCCGATCTACTCGGGCCACCTCCCATCCGCACACTGAGCTTGTGACGCCTTTCACAAGCTGACTCCTTGACACGCCTCGCCCATCTGGCATAGCCTCGCCCTCGACTGCACCATTTTCGGTGCAACTCAACTGCACCATCTATGGTGCAACTCAACACCCTGGGCAGGTGGAATGGCGGAAGCGACACGCACGCAGATCAGGGAGTGCTCCGACGAGATCGTCGATGAGATGTGCCTCAACTACCTCGACGGCATGTCGCTCACCAAGATGCAACCGTGGCTCCTGGAAACCCACGGCATCAAATACTCCCGCCAAACCCTCTCCATCTACTTCAAGTCCCCCGAGGGCGCTGACCGCCTCGACCGCATCCGCGAACACCTCGCCCACCAGTACATGAACCAGGTGCTCGCCAACAAGTCCTCCCGCGTCAACGCCCTGGTCGTCGAAGCCCTCCGCCTACGCGACAAGATCCGCTCCTTCACCCAGGCCGAAGTCGGCTCCCCCGACTACTCCAAGGTGCTCACCCCCTACACCAGCGTCCTGAAACAGATCCAGTCCGAGATGGAACCGTTCAAGATCGAAACCACCACCAAGTCCCCCTTCGAGCAGTTCACCGAGATCCTCAATGGACGAGAAGATCAAGCAGTTCAAGCGCGCGATATTCAGTAAGACTGGCTACACGCCCCACTTCGCGCAAGAAGCCATCCACTTTCACGACTGGGGTGTGTTCACCTGCTCCTGGGGCCGCCGCTCCGGCAAAACAATCGCCGCCGCCCAAGAAGCCATCGCCGAACTCGCCATCCCCAACCGTCGCGTCTGGGTCGTCGCCCCCAACTACCCGCTCTCCGAGAAGGTTTTCCGCGAAGTCTGGCAAGCCATCGTCATCGACGGCGCGCTCGGCCCTCCCTCCGAAGTCGTCTCCTCCAAGCGGTTCGATGCACGCGGCGGCTCCATGTTCATCCGCCTCGCCTGGGGCTCCTGGATCGAAGGCAAGACCGCAGAGAACCCCACCAGCCTCGTCGGTGAAGGACTCGACCTGCTCATCATCGACGAGGCCGCCAAGGTCCACGCCCTCGTCTGGGAGAAATACCTCGAACCCACCCTCGTCGATCGCAAGGGCCGCTGCCTGATGATCACCACGCCCGAAGGACGAAACTGGTTCTACGGCGTCTACCAGCGCGGCACCGTCCCCGAGACCCGCGAGAAGGGCTGGCGCTGCTCACAGATGAAGTCCGAATCCAACCCCTACCTCGACAAGGAATGGATCGACCGAAAACGCACCGAGGTTACGCCAGAAATCTTCCGCCAAGAATACGAGGCCAGCTTCGAACACCACACCGGACTGGTCTGGCCCGAGTTCGTCAACCACCTCATCCCCAACGGCCACATCTTCAACGACTCCCACATGGCGATCAGCTCGCGCATGTCCCACTACCGATCCATCGACCCCGGCCTCAAGAACCCCACCGCCTGCATCTGGGCCGCCGTCGATCACGACAACAACGTGTGGGTCTACCAGGACTACGAGGTCGCCGATGTCCTCGCCGATATCCACGCCGCAAACATCAAGGTCAAGACCGCCCACAAGATCGTCCAGACCTACATCGATCCTTCCGCGACTCGTAGCAACGCTACGGACGGCCTTTCGGTCGCTGATGTGTTTCGCGAGAACGGCATCTACGCCATCCCCGCGCCCAACGACCTCGCCTCCGGCATCCAGATCGTGGCTCGGTATCTACGCGCAACGCTCGACAGCTCCGCTGCTCACCCGAAGCTGTTCATCCACGAGAACTGCGGCTCCCTTCGAACGGCCATCGACCAGTACATCTGGGACGAGTACGCGAGCCTCACGGACAAGAACGCCCCGGATCGCCCACGGAAGCGCAACGACCACCCCGCTGACGCCCTTCGCTACCTGCTCTCCACCGAGCCTGTCCATATCGCCATGTACCAAGGCCCCGAACAGGAAATGATGCAACCCCGACGACCCCCCCCACGCCCAGGTCGCCCCACCACCGGACTCTGATTCCGTGACGGAATTCCATGGTCGCTGACGCCCAAGACATAGATCCCGACCCGACCGAGACTCTCCCCGACGAGGAGATGCTCGCACTCGGCATGGCGCGCTACGAAGCGTCCATGGACCTCATCCGCTCGCTGCGCGACAACTGGAAGCAGTGGGACTTCCTGTACCGCAACTACGTCCCGCGATCCGACTGGCCGTTCGATACGAACCTGCACATCCCCGCCATCTTCTCGACCATCGAATCCTTCTTGCCCCGCCTCGTCGCCAACCGCCCCCGCATCAAGATCGACGCCCGCAACGACGAGGATATCCCCACCGCCCGCGTCCACCGCGAACTCATGGACTACCAGTGGGACTACGTGGGCATGAACCTCAAGATGGTCGAGATGTGCAAGTCCGGGCTCACCAAGGGCACCGCCGTCGGCAAGCTCGGCTGGATGCGCATCACACAAGCCAAGACCATCCGCCGCCGCTTAACCGCTGACAACGGTCTGATCCAGCAACAGGAAACCACCGAAGATGTCCGCATCTACGATGATCCGATCTTCGACCTGATCGATCTGGAGAACTTCCTCATCGACCCCGACGCCCGCAGCATCGAGTCCGCTCGCTACGCCGGGGAACGGCACAAGCTCACCCTCGACGAGATCGAAGCGTGGATGGACGCCACCCCGGACTGGCCGTGGAAACGATCCGCCCTCACCGAGCTTCAGGACGCGGGCCGCGCCTCCGCCGATGCCGACACCGACACCAACCGCCGCGAGACACAAGCCGCCTTCGGCAGCGGAGATCCCGAGCCCAACAAGCAGCGCGCCATGATCTTCGAGTTCGAGGTGATCGAGTATTGGGAAGATCAGCGCATGGCCGTCTTCGTCCGCAGCCCCGAGATCCTCCTGCTGCAACAGAAGAACCCGTACTGGCACCAGAAGAAGCCCTTCGTGATCTTCGTGGACAACCTCATCCCCGGATCCATCTACGGCATGGGCGAAGCCGAGCTTCTGGAGTCGATGAACATCGAGCTGGACGACATCCACAACCTCCGGCTCGAAGCCGCGAAGCGCAACACCATGAAGATGTACAAGGTGCGGCGCGGCTCCCCGCCCTACCTCATGGACATCAAGTTCGTTCCCCAGGGCAAGATCCCCGTCAACCAGCCCGACGACATCACACCGCTCATCGAGCAAGACGTGGCCGCTTCCGGCTACCGCGAAGAGGACATGCTTCGCCTGTGGATTCAGGAGACCTCGGGCAACCCCAACTCGCTCACCGGCCTTGTCGCCCCCGTCGGCAACGAAACCGCCACCGGCGCATCGCTGCTCGCTCAGACCGCCAACGCCCGCGCCTCCGTCAAGTTCCTCCAGCTCGTCGAGATGACCCTGCTGCCTATGGCCAAGATGTGGATTTCGCTCAACGAGCAGTACATCGACCAGGAGCGTGTCATCCGCGTGGTCGGCCCCGAGGGCGACATGATGGTTCGCCTCGCCCCCGAAGACGTGGCTCGCTCCGGCTCCGACCTCGACGTGAAGATCGATGTCGGAGCGACCGATCCGGTCAACCGCGAGCTGAAACTTCAGCGTTCTATCAACGCACTCCAGGTCGTCGCGCAGATCCCCCCCGAGACGATGGGTTCGCCGCAGGTGCAGACCATCCTCGCCCGCATCTTCGATCTGCTCGATCTGCCGCCCGCACAGGCGCAAGCTCCGCCAGCCATCACCGAGGGCGCTGAAGGCCAGTCCGCTCCCGCGCCTGGCAACCAGACGCTTCAAGGCGAGATAGGCGCTGCCCTATCAACCACGACCGAAGGTCAATTCGGACCCACAGCCACGGCACAGTAGATGAACGAACCGATCAGCGACGACCTTTCCGATGACGAAAAGCTCGCTCTCGGTGCCATGTTCGGCTCCGTTACGGGACGTGTATTCGTGCGATGGATCTTGGCTTGGGAACAGACGGCGCTCAACTACATCCGCTACGAGAACGACGAGGTGGAGATCAGGCGCACGCAGGGCGATCTGAGGACTGTGACAGCGATCCTCGATCTGATCGAACACACCAACGAATTCGCCAGCAACAAGGAGCAAGCCAATGGCTAGCAAGATCGAATCGCCCAAGGAACCCGAGGGCGTTTCGCACAAGACCGTCAACCGGCGCTCCAACGTCGGCTACTCGGGAGAGGTTCGCGCCGGACTCGGTTCGGTGGATCTCGACCCCCTCCCCGCCAAGCCGACGAAGCGCGACAAGAAAATCGACAAGTCACCGTCGATCCCATAACCAGGAGACCACCATGCCTCTGACCGGAGCTGAAGGAACCGGAGAGGGCTTCGATCCTTACGCGGACGAGCCCCAGCCGGAGACCCCTGCCAGCGAAGAAGAGACCGTAGCTGCCGACGACGAACCGGAACCCGAACCGGAAGTCGATCCCGTCCAGCAAGAGCTTGCTCGCCTGCGCAAGCAGGCCGCAGAGCAAGCCAGCCACATCGGACGGCTGGAAGGTGAAAACAAGGGCTTCCGAACCGCGTTGTCCGAGTTCCCGAAGCCCGCCGTGAAACCCGAACCGGAGGTCGATCCGTTCGACGATCCGGCAACCAAGGATCTGATCCGCCGCGCCTACGAGGAAGACCCCGTGGAGGCGCAGCGGCTCGTCGGCAAGATGATCGAGAAACGCCTGTCCGAGAAGATCGAGGGCAGCATCAGGCCGGTTCGGGAAAGCAGCGATCAGGAACGCCGTATGCAACAGCTCCAGCAGCAGATCAACACGGAGCTGATCGTCGCGGCGCAGGACTACGGCGATCTCGGTACACAGATCGTCACCGAGTACGCCAATAACCAGGGAGCATCGGGCAGGTTGGCCGACAAGATCCTGTCGCGCGGCAAGTACCTTCGGGACTTGGGGTATGACCCCACGTCCGCCGTCGCGCCGGGGAACTTCCGGTCAGCCATCGCCGAGATCATCGCGGAATCGTCGCTTCCGGCAGCGCGTGCAGGATCAGCGCCGCCGGCCAGCCCGAGACCGAAGGGCAGCAACAGGCCGATGCGACCTCAACCTCAACCCGAACAACCCGACGAGGCTGAAGCCTTCGCCGACATGATCGTCAATGCCAAGGACGTGAAGTCGAAGATGGCGGATATCCTCAAGTGAGTGACTGATGCCTACAATCACCGATGCAGTACGAGGTTCCGCAGGAACCGCAGGCATCCTGGCCGCCAAGCGCGTCGTCAACATGGCGGACAAGATCCTGCTCCTGGAACCCTCGGCAACGCCCTTGACGGTCTTCACCGCCAAGCTCAACAAGAAGGAGACGTTCAACTCCGACTACAAGGATCTGCAAGACGAGCTGCTTCCGTTCGTCACGAGGGTCAACAACGGCGGTGGCTATACTGCCGGCGCGTTGACCATCGTTGTGGACGACGAGCAGGTCGGCAAGGTCGGGGACATCGTCGCCTTCCCCCGTACGAACGAGGTCGTTCGGATCAGCTCCATCTCGGCCACGGACTCATCGTGGACGGTGGCGGCTCGTTCCTGGGGCTCCACCGCAGCGGCTGCTCTGCTGGACAACGACCAGGTGGCCGTGATCGGAGGCTCCAATGCCGAGAACGCAACCACCCCGACCGCGAAGGTGACAAAGGCGGCGTCTGCGACCAACTACACGCAGATTTTCCGCAACTCCTTCGGCGTGTCGCGCACGCTCATGAACTCCCGCCTGTACGGCGGCGACGAGTTGGCGTACCAGGCGCGCAAGGTCGGTATCGAGCACCGGCGCGAGATCGAACTGGCATTCTGGTTCGGCGAGGCTGTCGCCTCGACCTCCGCCGCCTACGCGATCCGTACCACCGGAGGCGTGGAAGAGCACATCTCGACCAACGCCACCAACGTCGGTGGATCGCTCACGGAGCTGGACCTGGAGAACTACTTGCGTTCCGCCATGCGGTACGGCGATCAGCGAAAGCTCCACTTCTGCTCCCGAGAGCAACGCTCGGCGATCGACCTGCTCGCCTCCGGCAAGGTGGAGATGACATCGGAAGAGAAGACCTTCGGCATCCAGGTGGACCAGATCCGTGGTGGCGGTGGCATGGTCGGCCTGGTGACGGTCAACCTCTTCTCCGATGCCGACACCTACAAGGAGAACGGCTACACGCTCGACATGAGCCAGCTCACGTACCAGTTCCTGACCGCATCGGACACGATGCTGATCACGAACGTGCAGGCCAACAACGTCGATGGCCGGCAGGACGAGTACCTGAGCGAAGTGGGCCTGATGCGCGGACACGAGCGCACCATGTCGCGGCTGTCGGGCGTCACCCTGACGTAACGATGAACTTCACGAACCAGTCCGACCCGATACCGGAGGACGAACCATGATTTTCCTGTCCAGGGCCGGCCAGCTCCGCGTGGTGCTGGTGCCCGAAGGTCTCGACTACATCAAGGTCGCGGGAAGTGACGCCTTCAAGAAGGTGCGCATCCCCGGCAAAACCGTTCAGTTCTCGGAGCTTCGAGGACAAGGTGGACGCGGCGGCTGGACGCCGCCGGGAGCCCAGCACAAGCGCGGCTATCGCGGGATCTACGAAACCGAGGATGCCGACGAGATCAAGTACCTCGTCGATCATCGCGGCTACGGGACCGAGTTCGTCGCCGCAGGCGGTTCAGGTGCTGTCCTGCCCGACAAGCAGGCCGCGTACCTGGAACTCGGCAACACCGAGTGCTTCTTCGAGGATCTTGCCGACGGGCGCGTGCAATGCACCCTCAACGGCAGGATCTTCAAGTCAAGCTCGGGGGCCGAGGGCTACAAGCGATCCACCGAGTTCAAGGAACTCCTCGCGAAAGAACAGGAGCGACTCAAGGCGTCACTCGTGACGGCTTGAAACCAACGAGGTAGACCATGACGGTTGTACCCTTTGCAGCACAAGTAGGGGCGCTCGACACCGCAGGTGTGAGCATCACCTCGGTCACAGGAACGGACATCACCTCGGCGGGGATCAAGGTTCACCCCTACGAGACGTTCGCCCTGTGGCTGGACATCTCGGTCGCGGGCGGCACGTCCCCGACGCTCGATATCGACTTCGAGTGGTCGGAGGACTCTACCGACGGCGTCGATGGAACCTGGGCGACGATGCAGCATTTCTCGGGCGCGTCGTCCACCACGCAGGATGTCTCGATGAACCAGATCGCGGCCACGACCGGAGCCTACGCTTCGGTTCACTGGCCGTGTCCGACCTCGCAGTCCGGCTACGTCCGGGCAGCGTTCGTCTCTGGCGGAACGAGCCCCGAGTACACCATCGACAGCATCTACTGGATCAAGCGCAACGCGGCACACGCTTGATTCCCCCAACCGGAAGGATAGGGGCCGACAACATGTCTCGACCGATTCCTGACGTACTCGTGGGTGTAGCTACGTACCGTGAAGTCAGCACCAAGACGGTGGGCTGCATCCACCAGATGATGATGATGCTCCGGCAGGTTCGCTGGGGCTACACGATGACCGACACCGTGAACGTGCCGATGGCGCGCAACTTGATCACGAGAGGCTTCCTCGATACCGATGCGCACTACCTCATGTTCATCGACCAGGACATGGTGTTTCAACCACAACACGCGCAAGAGCTGATCGAGGCGATCCAGGATCGTCCCGACGCTGGCTGCATCGCTGGCTTCTACGTGAAGCGCGACGGCAGCCAAGTCCCGCTGTGCGCCTGGCTCGACAAGGAGCGGCCCTGGCTGATCGAGGCCAACGACAAGATCCTCGATCGGCTGGAGGCGGGGCGCGGAACGTGCGTCGAGGCGGACGTGCTCCCGACCGGCTTCATGATCATCCGCCGGGAGGCGATCGAATCCGTCAAGGAACCGTGGTTCCACATCCTCTACCCGACGATGGCGGACGGCGAGGTCTCCCCCGATATGTGGTCGTCCGATACGGTGTTCTGCCACAAGCTGCGCGAGGCCGGGTGGAAGACCTACTGCCACCTCGGCATCGAGGTCGGCCACATCGGGGACTTCATCTACCACCCCCAGCACTTCTGGAGTTCGCTCTCTTCGATGCGCTCGATTCACCAGCGCGACACCATCAAGCAGCAGGCCGCCGAGCAGTTCGGTGTCAACAGCGAGGGGTACTGGAGCACCGTCTGGAAGGCGGAAGCTGATCTCGGCATCGAGCGGGACTACGAGGTGCTCCACAAGCACATCCTCGCGCAGATCCCCGAGAATTCCTCGGTGCTCGATATCGGTTGCGGCGTCGGCCAGCTCATGTCGCGCGCCCGAGAGGTTCGCGGGTGCCGTGTCACGGGGCTCGATCTTTCAAGGCGGGCTGTGGAGATTTGCAAGGAGCACGGACTGGAAGCCGAGCAGTTCGACATCCTCAACGACCAACTCCCGCCCGCCTACCATCATGCCTTCGATGTGGTCGTTGCCACCGAGGTGGTGGAGCACTTCGAGGACGAAACCAAGCTGCTGAAGCTCGCCCACGCGGCGCTCAAGCCCGGCGGCACCTTCGTGCTGTCATGCCCTGCCGATTGCAGCGGGCCGAGCCAGGAGCCGGAGCACGTCCGCACGATCAGCGATACCGAAGTCTTGGAATGGTTCAGCCACTACGACGATGTAGGTCTTGCCAAGGTCAACCACTACTGGATGGTCCTCGGCAAGAAGAAAGAGAAAGTCCATGCCTAGACTCACAGGAGAAGATTTCGACATCCAGGGAGCGAAGCTCCGTTTCTTCGCCTCGGATACCCATGCCCACCCGTCGCTCGTGTTCGATCCCGTGACAGGCAACATCCTGTTCGGCTCGGGATCGTCGGCACCGACAGGCACGCTCGACTTGCAGTCCGGGAGCTTCGACCTCGTGGGTGATGCCCGTCTTGACCTGTCGAACGTGACGGTCGCAGCGGCCAATACTGACGGCGGCTTGGTGAAGGCCGGGACGGCGAGCGATCGCGTCGTCGAGGATACGGCGGGCATGAAGTTCCTGTCGTTCTACTTCGACGACGGCGCAACGTCGGGCACGGCCATCGGCAACTACACGCGCCTCTACGTCACCGGCGCGGGTGGTTCCGGCCAGGCGTTCCGGTCTTTCTTGACGGTCGAGAATGTGGCTGCTGGCAACGCCTACGGCGCGCACATCTCGGCGTCGTTCGGCACGACCGGCTCGATCACCGGGCTGGGCAACGCGCTCGCCACGACGCTGCACGTTCCGGGCGCGATGTCGAGCGGCACCTACGCGAGCCAGACCGTCGAGATCTGGGCGGACGCTGCGGAATCGGACCTGGCCGGAGTGACCGGCCAAGGGTTTCTCAGAGTCGGCATCGGTGGCAACGCCACCGGGATCGCGTTGATCGACGACACGATCAACTTCGCGACCTTCTACGGAGTGACCGCCGGATCGGGCAACATGATCGACACCGACATCACCACCCACACCGCCTACGGTGGGCTGCGGGTGGACATCCCGGGCGTCGGCATCCGCTACATCGCCCTGGTGAGCGCGTAGGCCATGAAGCTATCCGCGCAAGACCGCCTGATCCTGTTGGCGATCCTCCCCCGCGAGGGGAGTATCGCCGACATCCGCGTCATCACCGAGCTGCGCGCAGCCCTCAGCTTCTCGGAGGAAGAGCACGCCGTCCTTCAGATCCATCAGGATGGGAAGGACGGCATCACCTGGAACCAGGAAGCGGACAAGCCCATCGAGATTCAGGTGGGGGCAAGGGCGACGGCCATCGTGAAAGACACGTTCGAGAAGCTCGATGCCGCCAAGAAGATGCGCGATTCGTTCCTTCCCCTCTACGACCGCTTCGTAGAAGGAGAGACCGTGGATGCAACTCAATAGCGGCAGCCCATCGCTGGTATCCGTCACCCGCTTCTACGTCAACGACCCGACGACCTCGGCTCGCCAGCAGTACACCACGACCGAGACCAAGGAGGCGATCAACCTCGGCTACTTCGATGTCTGCAACCTGATCCTGGAATCGTCCCCCGGATACTTCGTCACGCGCACGTACAACAACACCTCGGTCAACCAGACGACCATCACGCTCCCGAGCGACTTCACGCGCATGATCGAGGTTGCCGTGGAGGAAGGCGGGAAGAACCTCTCGTCGGATACCACCGCCGACGGGAGGCTGTACGAGGCCGTGAGCTGGCGGAAGTTGCAGATCGAGTCGCGAGCGGGCACGTCGGCGCGGGTGTGGGCTCCCTCGCCTTCGACCGCGAGCGCGGGCAAGGTGGAAATCCACCCCAAGGTGCTGATCGCCGGCACGTCTGCTTCCTCGTTCGTCTACGAGTACGAGCCCACGGCGCTGTCGGGTAACACCGATGCCCCCCTGTTCCCGTCAACGCATCACGAGCTGATCGCGGTGAAGGGCGCGATCTACCTGAAGAACGCCCGCGACCTCGATACCCGTGCGCTGGAGCGCCGAGAGCGGGCACTGACCGAGCGGCTCAAGGCGAACATCTCGACGATGGACATCGGGACCACGGCGCAGTTCGGGTCCGCAGCGTTCGACTCGCAGTACATCCATGCCAGCAACGTGGGTCAGGTGAAGTGAGATGGCGGTCTTCCCGCGCACGGTTCACATCCCGCTCATGCCGCTGCCGGCGGGGTTCGCGAGCAAGCCGAGCCCGTACACGACGGGAAAGTTCACGAAGCTCGAAAACTGGTGGCCGGCCCCAGAGGACGACGGGTCGATCCAGGTGGTCCCCGGCTTCTTGTCGCTGAACACGTCGCTGGGATCGTTCGAGTTCAAGACGATCGCCTACGCGGAAAAGACCACCCAGGTCCGCTTGAAGATCGTCACCGGCAACACCTCGGTCTGGACCATGACCGACGCCGGGGTCACCGCGTCGCTGACCTCTGGTCTCACGGCGGGGCTCAGGCACTCGATCCTGACCTTCCAGGATCTCGTGCTGTTCTTCAACGGCACGGACACGCCGTTCAAGTACAACTTCACCACCGTTTCCGACATCGGCCTGACACAGCCGACCGTGTCGTCATCGACCAGTGCGCTCTCGGGCACGGAAGGGAACGTCAAGGGCGTGGTGAAGTATTTCGTCTCGTTCATGTCCACCACGACGGAGGGCGCGTTGTCGGACGCCTTCGGGGAGATCGACGCGGGCAACGGCAACCAGATCGATCTGGCCGCCATCCCCACCGGCGGCGGCGGCGTCACCGCGCGCATTCTGTACCGCACGCAGGACGGGTTCGATTATCCGTTCCTTCTCGCGACGATCGAGGACAACACCACAACGGACTTCACCGACGACATCGACGATCTCGACCTGGGGAGGCCGCCGAAGATTCACGGCGCGCAGCCGCCGTTCAACTTCCACTACGCGATCCTGCACTTCAACCGCATCTGGGCCGCAGGCGGCACGGCAGCACCATCGGATCTCTACTACACCGACCTGAATGAGCCCGAGTCCTGGTACGAGTTCAACTTCGAGAGCATCTGGAAGCAGGATGGCGACCGGATCACGGGGCTGGCGAGGGATCGGCAGGGAATCCTGATCTTCAAGAACAACCATCTGTACAAGATGATTGGGCAAGATCCGCAGGCGCAGACGATGCGCATCACCGAGATTTCGCCGTCCGCGCAGACCGATCACACCATTGGAACGCCCTCTCACTGGTCGATCGCCAGCACGCCCGTGGGGCACATCTTCTACTACAACCGGGGCGTGTACGCGGTCGGCGAGGATTGCTCGTTGTCGTACCTGTCCCGCGAGATCGAAGACGAGTTGCACGCGGACATCAATCAGGCCGCGCAGGAGGTGGTGGTGGCCGCGTACTGGCCGGATAGGCGCGTCTACTACCTCTCGGTGCCCACAGGAAGCTCCACAACGCCCACTCGCACCTACGGCCTGTTCGTGGATACCGGCGCATGGTTTCGCGTCACAGAGGGCTTCTCGGCCCTCGCTGTGGTGGAGACGGGAACGAATGGGCTGCCATCGGATGGCTTCCAGCTTTGGGGATCAAGGAGTTCCGACAGCGTTAGCTTTCCGAAAGCGCAGGTGCAGCGACTGGACCATCCGACGACGCTTACGTTCGATGGAGACACGATCACTGCGTTGGCGGACCTGCCGTCGCTGTACCTCGGTGATCCCGGAGCCGTCTCACGCTGGCTCTCCTACAACGTGCATGTGCAGACGGAGACGACCGGGTCGATCACCACGATCTTCAAGTTCGATGCAACCACAGCGTCGGGAACCTCAGCCACGATCACGCTGGTGAACGCTGGGGTGAACCGCCATTTCAAGACCGTGAACGTGGGTGAGCAAGCCAACGAGATGCAGATCACGCTGAAATCGGTCCATGCGACGAAGCGACCCAAGGTGTACGGCCTGGACGTGCTGGGGCAGGCGCTCGGGAGGGTGAGCAAGTAATGCCGAACCCACAGCGCAAGCCATCCAACGCCCAGGGCATCAGGGAGCGGTTCTCGGCGGGGCCGTGCTCGGATGATCCCTGTTTCCAGAGCCTGGCCGACCAGCTCAACGACGTACTCTCGCCGATCTTGCAGACGTTCGGCGGTGGTGGCGGTGGTGGTGAAAACTGCGCGAAATCGCGGCTCGAAAAGTTCGGGTACACCTACTACCACAACTTCACGGTACGTGCCACGTCCGACGAGTTGGTCCCGAGCCGGGCATTCGATGGACTGGCGGTCTCCTCGCTACCGGCGGTTTCGTGGCTGAATCGCCAGCATGATCCCCAACCTGCTTATTTCTGGGGTGTGCGGGATCTGCCTTCATCGTCCTCTGGATCGTTGCAGGCATTCCCGCTGGACACCCTTGATAGCCCCGAGACGACCGGATTCGCCGCGCTGGAATCTCCGCTGCTGAAGACCTCGGCAGCGGCAGGCCCGTTTCTCGCATCACCGGACGGGAATTTCCTGGGGCTAACGCGAAAGCAGGGTGGCTCCACGGCGCACTTCATGGTCATCAGCATAAGGCCACCCATCGGCGACGGTTTTGCGGGTGGAGCCAGTTTGCCTGGGATCATCGGCGACATCGCGCTGCCGACGAACCCGACCGGCCCGGCAGAGGGGATCTGGCTTGATCGGGCTCCGTACGTGCTGTTCCCGACGAAGGGCACGACGGACCTTCTCTACGTCATCTACGTTGGGGGAGGGATTCCCTCGATCGTCGAGACCATCACCTCAGCGGAATGCACGCTGACATCGATCACCTCCGTTCGCGTGAACCAGGATGAGACGGTGATGTACGTGGCGGGCAACGGCGGGGTGGCGGCGTTCGACATCCTTGACCCCGCTGCTCCGGTCGAGACCTCGGCGGTGGCGACGGCGGGCAGGCAGTGGGACACGCTGCACTTGGCGCAGGGCAGCACCGCGACTGATGGATACTTGTTCGTCGCCGAACGCACTTCGGCTACCAACATCACCACGCGGACGTTCGATATCGACAAGGACGATCCGACGGCGATCGCGATCAACACCAGCAAGGACTTGACGGGGACATTTCCGGCTACGAGTTACGGAACGATTCGTGGGATGCGTGGAACCCCTGCTTCCTGGTTCGGGCCACACGGCGTCGGTTGCGTTTCGGGGCCGGAGGGCGGGCAAACCTCGGCGACGGTCATCACGTTCGACCTATCGGACAGAGCAAACGTTTCGATCAAGCGAACCGAGACGATCACCGGCCTGGATACCAACAACCGCTACACGATCGCCAACTTTCGGGCCTGGACACTTTCCAACGCCGAGACGATTTGGCTTCAGCGCGGCCTGGGGGTCGTGGTGGATACGATCCGCCCGATCAGCGCGCTCACGACCGTGTGCAGGTTGCAGGTCGGCCAGATTCGCTTCACAGCACCAGGAGTATTAATTGCGGGCGAAACACCACTTGTCATCCCGGAAATCTGGAAAAACGAGACGATCACAAACCTGAACGCGGATCTGCTGGATGGGCTGCACGCCGACGCATTCCTTCGCGGAATCGGGGTCTCCACCGAGAACGGGGTGCCACGGTGGGGTAGCGAGTTTGGTGACGTGCTGGAAGATACGGGCGTCACGATCGACGACGACGACAACCTCGACGTTCCGGGAACGCTTACCGTGGGCACCGCGATCTCTGGGTACCTTCTCGCCGACGGCACCGTGCCACTCACCGCCAATTGGGACGCGGGCAGCTTCCAGATCCGGGCCGAGACGTTCCAATCGGACGTGGCGACGGGGACGGCTCCGTTCGTGGTGGCGAGCACGACGGAGGTCGCGAACCTGAACGCTGCACTTCTGGGCGGTCGAGCCGAAAGCGATTTCCCCCTTATCTCCGGCACCCCCTCCGCCGACACGATGGGCATCTGGGCGGACGCCGAGTCGATAAAGAGCGGCCCGACCGTCCTGACGCCGGACGCAGACTCCATCTTCATCGGCGGCGGCGGGGGAAGCATCACGACGGGAATCGAAAATTTTGGATTGGGGCCACAAGCCGGGCTGAGCCTCACGACTGGCTCAAACAACACAGCGGTCGGCTTCGCGGCTCTACGCAATACCGTCGGCGGCTCGACTAATGTCGCAATAGGAAGCGCCGCTCTGCGTGACAACACGTCGGGGGGCAATAACGTCGGGGTTGGACTTGACGCTGGGCGGCGGTTGACAAGCGGCGCGGGGAACGAAACCCCCCACACTTCTGTTTATATCGGGCGGGGGACCACGGCAGCTGGAGCGAATCAATTTAACCAGATCGTGATCGGCTACCTGGCTGCTGGCAATGGGGGTAACACCGCAACTTTAGGAAACGACTCGATCACGGCAACCTACCTCAAAGGCAACGTCGCATCGGCGGCAAAGACGCTAACGCTTGGGGCCGGGGCAACCGCCTTCGCCGTGACCTCGAACGTCATGACGATCACCGGCGACGGCGGGGGCAACACCATCGCCACGATCACCGGCGGTCTCTCGGGGCAGCGGCTCACCCTGATTTTCGTCGATGCGCTTGTCACGATCACCGACGACAACACCCACGCCGCAAACTCCGTGGATCTTTCGGCAGCGTTCACGTCCGCTGACGACACCGTGCTGGAACTCGTGTTCGATGGCACAAGCTGGTACGAGGTTTCCCGTTCAGTGAACTAGGAGATTTTGACATGGCAGACACTTTCGAGAAGGAGCCAGCACGAGCGACCGCAGGAATCGGCATGGTCGAGGTCCGGCTCCTGGACATCGACGGCGTGGCAGCGAACGCCACCGCGGTAGGTGTGGCAGAGGAACTGGACGCCAATGGCGTCGTCATTCGCACCCGGCGGGCCGACAACGTCCGCAGCCTCCTGAGCGCCAGCGAAAAGACGGCGCTGTGGAACATCGTGACGAAGATCCGAGCCGAAGCTGTAGCGAGACTGGTCACATGAGGGCGGCCTTGGTGGTCTTCGTGCTTTGCCTGCTGCCGACTGGCTGCGCATCGACTCGCCCGTCTGACACCTGGCACGCTGCGTACATCGGCTCGGCGACGGCTGACGCCGTATCCACGGAGGCCGCGCTACGGAGCGGCGGTGTCGAAATCAACCCGCTTCTCGGTGAGCGTCCCAGTCCGGCAAAGGTCGCCGCCTTCAAGGTCGGTGGGTGGTTCGCGGTGCGCGGCGTCGAGTCTTACGTGGAGAGCCAGCTGGATAGGCCTCTGCGCTGGTACGAGAAGCTGGCGGTGTGGGGCATTCCCGTTGCCATGCAGTCATGGGCGGCGGTCCACAACCTCGGAGTCGTCCGACGATGAGCGGCGAGAAGGGAGCCGAGAGCTGGCCGCTGAGAGCGTGCGAGCACGAGAAGGTGTACTCCGACCGAATTCTGACATCCGATCCGCCGCAACATCCCTGGATTTGCCGCAAGTGCGGAGGGCGAGGCGTGCGCATGGGGAGGTCCGTTGATCGCGGCGAGTACGATCGGCTTGTCTCAACCTGGAAGGCGACGAGATGAGCGAGAGAGCTTTTCGCTGCGCGCTGGCCGCGCTCGCTGTCGCGGCGCTGCTGGCGATGATGTGGACGCTGTCATGAACCTGACCTTCGCCCAGCCCGACAGCGCGATGCTCGCCAAGATCATGGCGTGGCACGCAGACGAAGACCTCAACATGTGGGTCGGTGCGGGCAAGGGTGCTCCGGGTGTCGCGCTCGCTCGCCAGACCCTCTTCCAGCTCGCCGTCAACCCACCGCCGGGCGCTCGCTTTCTCGTCGCCCTTGCCGACGATGAGCCCGTCGCGCACGTCGTGTTTTCCAACATCTCCGATCTGCACCGCACCGGAGAGGTCCACCTGACGGTGGACCCCCGCCGTCATCGGCAAGGCATCGGCGGCGAGGTGTTGCGGCTGGCGCTGGAGCGCGCCTTCGAGAGCGGCCTGTACAGGATCGAGTTCAACCCCATCCAAGGAAATCGCGCTGCCATCGCGTTGGCCGAGTCCGTTGGGTTTATACTGGAGGCCATCATGAAATCGAGCATCTGGATTTTGGGTTCAGGGCCACGTAACCAGGCCCTGTATCGGATCACGCGACCCGAGTGGGAGCGTCTCCAGCAAAGGAAGGCGAGCTAATGCCCTGGCTAGCGATTCTTCCCGCTCTGCTCGGTGCTGGCGGCGCGATCGGCTCGTCTCTGCTCAACCGGCGAGGTGGTGGATCGACCTCCCCCGCGCTGGACCAGCAGGCGGGCCTGCAAACCAAGGCGCTGGAGCAGCTTCTCGCCGAGCTGTCCCGCCTGCGCGGCAACTCCGGCGCGCTGCAAGGCGAGCAACAGCAGCTCATCGACTCGCTCGGCACCGTCTTCGACTTCTCCGGCCTGCCCGGCCTGGACCCTGAGCAAAGCGCCTGGCTGTCGCAGATGCTCGGTCCCCTGGCCGGCAAATCCTCGGTGCGTCCTGCGCAGGAAGCGTTCGGGCGTGAAGCGGCGCTCGCGCAGCTACTCCTTGGCGCATCGGGCGGCAACGCCGCCGGGCAGCAGGCGAACCTCTCGTCGATCAACCAGTCGCAGCTCGCCAACTCGCTCGGTGGCGCTGCCGGCGGGATCTCGCAGATGCTCGGCCAACGCAGCTTCCTGCAACAGATTCTCGAACTTCTGCAACAGCAGTCCTCGGGAGGGCCATCCGAGCAGATCATGAGTGGATTCCCAGCCACACCGTGGAACCCCTGGCAATGAACGCCGTGGACTTGAGGGAGGCTTTCATCAAGACGCTGGAGCGGCTGCCCACACCGCAGGGATGTGGGTGCGCCAAGCGCAAGCAGAAGCTCATCGACGCACTGCGCGGGAAGGATATCGACCATGCCTCTCAACGGGCTTAACGCGCTCAACATCTTCGGCCTGCAAGGGATGCCGAGCCTTCGCGGGCTCACCCAGCGGTTGCAGCAGCCTCAGCATCAGACTGTCGTCCAGCAGCCGAGGGGAGAATCCGGGGGAGCCGAGGGTGATCCGTGGGCGCAGATCGTCGCGGACTTCCCGCACTTGGGCGGAACGCTCAACCCGCTGTACCAAAAACTCGGCTTCGACCCCGCGAAGGTCCGCGAGGCCCTGCTGATGCAATGGGCCGACATCCGAGGCGACGAGTTGCAGCGCGGGCAAGATCCGAACGCACCGGACAGCTTCAGAAACAGGTATTTGGGCGGCGGTTCCGATGCCTACGTCATGGCGGTGCTCAACGAGGGGCGCTTCATCAACGAACCTATCGGGACACGCCTGAAACGCTACGCCGGCAACAGGCTTCCCCCTGGGACAGTTGAGAACTTCATCTTGCAGTTCGGTCCGGCGCAGGGCAACGCGCGAGGAAGCGCACCGCAGCAGCAAAGGTTCACAGGATTGCAGGGGTTTGTGCCGCCGCAATCCTTGCCCGGGCCACAAGGATTCGCGCAGCCATCGGGCTTCGGCGGGCAGTTCGGGTTTCCAGGGCAGCAGGGATTCACGGGTGGTTCCACCGGAGAGCAGAGGCTGACGGGAGCGCAAGGGTTGACCGGGACGCCAGGAAGCACCTTGCCGCTTCAAGAACCGCTCGACCAGCTCCGCTCTCAGCCGTCACTCCAGCAGCTTTTGCGCCAGCTCGGAACTCTCAGATCGAGGTAGGACATGCCACTGCAAGGAACGCTCAACGAGCTGAACAACCTCAATCTCTTCGGCATGGCGACCCCGCAGCTCAACGGTGGCCTGGCGGGAGGGTCGTTCCCCAACATTTTCGGGATGAACGACCCGACGCAACCGCTGCGGCAAAGGCCACCGAAGCCGCCACGTCCACCGCGACCGGGGCCTGGACCTGGGCCTGGACCGGGTGGTGGTGGACAGCTCGATGAGTGCAACACGCGGTGTTTGAGGCCGAACGGGCAGTTCGATTTCGACTGCTGGAAGGACTGCATTGAGGATACGGGGAAGCCTGACCCTGGAGTCCCCGACCTTGGTGGTGGTGGAAATGGCCCTCCAGGTGGGGGCGGCGGGGGCGGAACACCGTCGTTCAACAGCAACTTCCTCAGCGATATCCTGTCCCGTCTCTCCAACCTCGGGAACTTCACCGACAACCCGCTGATGCAGCAGCTCCAGGCGTTTCTCTCCAAGGCGCTGGAAGGCCCGTTCGGCATCGACGAGGATGTGCTGCGGCGCTCGCAGAACGCGATTCGCGGTGCGGGGGCGAACCGCGAGCAGGTGGCGCTCCAGAACCTCGCCGCGCAGCTCAACACTGTCGGGCAGCTTGGCGGGGGTCGCCAGATCGAGCTGTCGCGCCAGGTCTCGCAGGATACGAGTCGGCAGGTATCCGACCAGCTCGGGCAGCTATCGCTACAGGACGCGCTGTTCGCCAACGAGTCGCGGGGGCAGATCCTCCAATCGATCCTCGGCTTCGGCAGCCAGTTGGGGCAGGGCGGAGCCCAGGAGATCCAGAAGCTGCTAGGCATCAGCGACATTGAGCTTCGCCGGATGTTGGGCGAGGGCGGACTGCGTCTGGGGCAGGGGCAGTTGGATCTCCAGCAACAGCAGTTCCTCTTCCAGATGGCCCTCCAGCAGCTCTTGGGCCAGCTCGGCCTTCTCGGACTGGGGTAGGACATGCCACTGATCGCAGCCAAAATCCTTGAAGGAATCACGGGCGGGCAGGTCAACGCGCAGCAGCTTCCGATCCAGCTTGCCCTCGCGCAGCTTGCGATGGGTTCGCAGCGGCAGGACGAGACGACGGCGTTCCAGCGGCAGCAGGAGTTGCTCAACCAGCGTGATGAGATGAGCCGCGCCAGCGTGCTCCAGCAGCTCGCGCTGCAACTCGGTTTGACGACGGCGACGCCCGAGGCGATCGCGGGCGAGGTGTCGTCGCGGCGAGGGAAGTCCGAAGCGGAGCGCAAGCGGTTGCTGGAACAGGAGCAGGTGGAGCGCAAGCAAGACCGAGCGGGGACCGCCCGCCGCTCGGCCATCCAGGAGCTGCAAGCCTCCGCCCAGATCGGCGGGCTGTTCGGCCAGGTTCCGGGAGGGCAGGTGCCAGCCGAGATTCTTTCCCTGCTGCCACAATCCCAGAGCTTCGCGCAGGCGCAGGCCGCTGCTCAGGCCGCTGCCCTGGCCGCGCAGCCGCGCGAGGATCTGTTCGAGCCGTCGATGATCAACGACCTGACGCCCGAGGGCGCGCAGGCGATCCTCGACAACCCGGTCTTTGCTGGCGAGATGTCCAGGAGGGACGTCTTCCGCGTGCTGGCTCGGAG